TTTCAAACAAAAACATACCAAAAATCAATTTTAAGGAAGGAGGTATAAAGTTATATGAGTAAACCAAAAAACAATGAAAATCTATCACATTATGAAAGATATAAAGACAAGTTCGGTTATCCTTATTACAATGAAAAATACAAACAATTAAATTGTAAACTTAAAGAAGAAGATTATAACAGATTAAAGAAGATTCTAGAAAAGAATAAAATAGGATTTACTGAATTTGTATGCGACTGCATAGAGTTATTAGAGAAAAATAAATTAGTAACAGAAAAAAGACTAGAATAAAATCTAGTCTTTATTTCTGCTTTTTGAACGGTTATTTAATATAATTTAGGAAGATCTTATAAAAATAAGAGCATATTCAGTTATGCAATTTAAATATATCATTTAATTAAATAATTGTCAATTAAGTATTAATTTTTTATCAATTATACCAGTCCCATGTATTAGTATCTGAAAGTTCTGTTGTATAAAGAGTAGCTACGGTAGGAGAGGAAGCACCACTATACAAAATATGTAACATATATCTAGTAATTACTCCACCTGAACTAGCAGATGAGCAATTTGTTATAAGTGCAGTGCTTGATCCTGTCCATAATAAAGCATATACAGGAGTTCCATTATTCAATGTTTGCCATATTGTATTTAATTTATTAAATGCTTCTCTTTTTTCTGTTGCATCTGAAACGCCGAAACGTATTTTCATTATTTCTGTATTAGTTATATAATTTCTTACAGCTCCTACTGTTGGAACATTATTATTACCACCAGTAGAAGGAATAGTATCTACTGTTGAAACGTGTTCTAATGTATGATAATTATGAACATATTCATAGTAAGGATCTATTGTTTGTAATTGCCAATAGTTTAATCTACTATCCCAGAAAAGTTTATAACTAATAGTTGTAACAGGATCACTATTTATATCAGTTCTTCTAATTTCTTGAGAATTACTTGTACTAGAAGTATTTATTTTATAATAGAAAATACAGTCATGTAAGTTAGTATCTTGTATAGTTTGTCCATTATAATTTACATATGATAAGTTATATGCACGAGGTAGATAATAATAATTTCCATTTGTAAAATTATAATTAGAACTTCCATCAGCATTTAGAATAACATCTTGTTTAATAGTAGTATAGAACACATCAGCTGTTCCACCACCACCTTGAAATTGTGAAATAGTAACAGTACATTCATGAATATTAGGACTATTTGTATAGTTAAATACATATCTATAAACACCTAAATCATTAAGTTCACATAGTCCACTTATAACACAGTCAACTTGATCATCAATAGTAGTAGTTGCGGAATATGTATATGGAAGCCATACCATAATTTCTCCGTCCCATACAGTCATTCCAAAATTAGGATTTTTATGTTGTAATAATTCTTGTACTAGATTATCCATTGTAGTAAGATCATTACCTGTTATATCTCCAGTTCCACTAGTAAACCATCTAACATTTCCTGCAATTGTATAACTATTTTCTCCAACATTTTGTATAGCTCTATAGACTGCTCCATTTGTTGGAATTTGATTATCATTATCTTCTACAAAATTATTTACATTATAGTATACTCTTCTAAATATTCCACTTAAATGAGGTTTAGTTGTAGTAACACCATCATCAAAAGTAAGTGTATTATTTCCACGTGGTATATTTGTTTCAAGTAAAGCTTTTAATTCATTATGTAATTGAATAGAAGTAATAACTTCAGAAGTTGCTTCATTAGATGGTAATTCGTAATAAATTGTAGCTCCAGTATCTAAACCACCTGTAGAAGATATATATTCGCCTTCAATTGTTTCTCCATTATATGAATCTATTTTTCCAACATAAGTATAATGTCTAAAACGTGTATTATCATTTGGATCTACTTGAATAGTATCTTGTATAGTTCCAGATGAAGCAAGTACAATATCTCCTAAATGGAATGTAAATTCTTTATTATTATTTGCTCCAGTATATCCGTTAGAAATAATTAAACTATGAGTTCCACTAACAGGAATAGGAATTATAGGATTTTCTACAGATGGAGTTCCATCTTGTCTTACATTTCCTCTTAATACAAAATCCATTATAGGAAGATTTGCGGAATTATTTAAAGGTACATTTGTATTATATAAAGTATCAAAACCTAGTTCTATATATGAATTTAATATTCCTTCAACATTTCCATTTATTGAATTAGTTGTTCTTTTAAGTTTATTAATTTCAGTTTCATTATCTTCGAATCTTTCAATAACTTCATTTCCACCAATATATCTATATAGTTCTGGAGTAACTTCATTAGTATTAAACCATGAAACAAGTAAATCTCCATCTGTCATAGCATAAAAAGTTTCATATCCTTGATCTTCTAAATGTAATAGAACATTTCCTTGAGGATCCACAATACCTGCTTTGTAGTTACCTTTAATTTTGAATTTATCATTTTGTTTTATTCCTTCTACAAAAGCATGAGCTGTATTTTCTCCAGCAACAGGAGTCAAGCTTACTTCACTACCTAAAGGAACATCTAGATTATAATAGCTTCCATTAATAGGAGTATATTTATATGTAATAGGATCTACTATTGCAGAAATTACATTATTTTCATCAATTACAATATTTTCTCCTGCTGTAAGTTTATCTTGCTTCTTATCTAATTCTACATCTAGATTTTCTAATACCTCTTCAACATATGCTTTTACATCTTCAAAATATTTTGCTAATTTTTCATCAAATTCACTCATTTGATGACATAACCATAAAATTTGCTCTTCATAAGAAAGTGCTATTAGATAACTTTCTGGAATTGCTCCGAATTTAGCATAGAATGGTAATTTTGGAAATCTCCACATAAATAATCATCTCCTTTTTATTCTAATAAACCTAAAAATAAATTATCTAGTTCATCTACTATTTCTTTATTTACAGCTATTACTATTTTTCTATATTGTTCAATAAGTTTTTGAGCTGTAGTCATTACTCCAGAATTTCCTTTCATTGTTCTAGTAAATGTTTCTTCTTTTGTATCAGCCTGTGAATAGCTTCCTTCTAGACTTCTTTCAATATCTCTATCTACTGTATTTGTGTCTGTTGATGTTCCACTAGATGATGAAGTAGTATCTGATTCTCCTGCGGAAGTTGTTGTTGCGTAATCTCCTGCTAAAATGCCTTCTTTAGTAATTCTACCTTGTGGAGTATCCGAATTTACTTCAAGATTTGATGAAGTAGTTGTATTTGTTGCTGTTGTACTTGAACTTCCATTAGATGTAACATCTTCTCCAGTTGTTTCACTATTATTACTTGTTCCTGTATTAGTTCCTTCAATACTTTTAGTATAACTTTCTTTATAATCTACATTTACTAAAGGATCATATTCAATTGCTAAAGAATATAAATATGGAAGTTTAATTTGCATTATTTCATCTAGTCTTACTTTTAGCATATGCTTAAATAGATATGGAGTTTCAAAACCTATCTCACGCATATAATATTTATCAATACATCTTTGAGCTAGTTTATCTTTGCTCCATGTTGGAAGTCTAGTAGCTATTAAGTTCATTTGCTCTGTTGTTAAGTAATCTGACATATCATAATCTTTAAACCATGAAAGAAGTTCATCATGTCCGTATAACTTTTCAACAGCTCTTAATTGCATAGTATATCTTGACATATTATAACACCTCTTCCTTTACTAATTCTTTATCTTCTTTTGGAAGGTCATAAATTGAATCTGTAGTTTTAACAACATTAAATAAATCAGATCTTACTTTAACATCTATTGCTTTATCTCCAGTTAAACCAAAATATTCATTAAATTGTTTACAAGCTTCTTTTCTTACATTTAATCTTGCTTCTAGATTTAAGTTTATAAGTTCATTGTTTCCAGTAGCTTCAGATTCAACTAGTCTTTCCTTCTTTTCAACTGCAACATTATTAATACCTAAATATGTTAAAGCTTCATTCCATATTTGCATTTTATATATCATTAATTTATCAAAAACAACAGGAGCTTCAGTTGAAACTGCTTCTACTACTTCTTTTCCAAGTTGATTTTTGTCTGCTATAATTACAGGCTCATTACCATCATATTTAACGTAAAGATTTTTAAGTGTTAATAATGAGTTTTCATCTCCTCTTAATATAAGTGGAGTCTTTTGTGCTTTTACATTTACATCACATGTTCTTTCCGCTTCATATAATCTTTTAGCAAAAAGTTCAAGTGTTGGAGCTGTTGGTAATCTATCTGCATTATTTTTTACTAGAATACATGAATCATATTCATTATCTTTAATTCCTGTATATAATTTTCTGTTTGTGTGATATTCATAAGAAAAGCAATTTAAATTTGTTGGAAGTCCATAAATATTTAACTTACCATTTGCTACTGCTTTTGTATTTATGAATCCATAATTTTCATCTTTTAGTAATGCACATTGTCCCATGTAATAAAGTGTCATTTCAAGATAAGTAGCATTCATGGATTCTGGTAAGTTTATCCATTCAAACTGTGTTATTGCAAGTTGTTTAAATCTAGCTAGATAATCAAAATATGTTTGTGAATTGACATATGCTGTATCTACAAACTCATGATTATTTCTATATGTTTGTTTTCTTCTTCCCATTTCACACCTCTTTTCTATATGTTAGTATTACTTTGTGAATAATCTCTAAATGTTGATGGATCATGCCAAAATGTTATACCATTTGTAAGCATTTTCTTATATAATAACATATCTTTTTCTGGAACATTATCACTTTCTACATTTGGATCTAAAATTTTTAAATAGTTCCAGTTCGTTCTAGTATGAAGATTTGGAACTTCCATAGTATTTACTTTATATCCGTACATAGAAAAGAAATTATCTATTACTTCAGCAAATTCTCTTTTAATTGAATAGTCATAAAACCAAAATCCGTTACATTCTGAAGCTGTATTAATTTCTGCACTATTAGTTAGTGAATTTAAACTATTTGGTATTAAGCTATGTTCATAGTCTGTATTGTTTGCGTCTATTATAGTTTTTATTCCACTTGCTACGGAAACTAAACTGCCTACAGCTCCAAGCATAGGGGCTATCATTGCTCCACCTGTTGCTATACCTGCTCCTACTGCACTTATAACTGCACCAATAGTTCCTGCTAATGCTAGTGTAGAGCCATGTTCTTTTTGAGAGTTTAGAGATGTTGAATTAGTTAATAACCAGTCTGCGTATATATCTCTATTGAAATTAAGTAAAGGAAATTGTCCTGCTAGTATTCCTTCCTCTTCATTTGACATTCCAGAATGTCCGTAATTTTGAGGAACACATTTAATTGAACAACCTGCTGTTGCTATTCCTTTAACAACAAATTCACAGTCATTAGAAATAAATTTTTCATAATGTAAAATATTTGCTACACCAGTATTATTACTCATCATTAAATAGCAAAATGGATATGTTAATAATTTTTTATTTACAGGTACATAACCATCTAAAGAAGTTGATTTTATTATATTATAACTAAATTCAATAGGAGCATTTTCTCCAACTATTAATGCAGATGAATCATCTTTAGTAGCAAATTTTCTTGAAATAGCATAAATATTTTGAATTGCTTCAGATGTTGTTTGTGATGTAGATGATGAATAATCTTCAATAAATGTAGCAATATCATTATAATTATAATAAAGATTATATCCGCCACCAGATGGAAGCCCACCGAATGGAGTTAATGGTTTTGTTGTACCATCTGGAAGTTCACTCCAGTTTACTACATAACCTATATCATTTAATGGAAATTGATAAGAAAAATTATTTACATATTCTCCTGTCATTACAGGTTCAGCAATTGTATAATTTCCTGCTATATCATCTGTAACGTGTTTTCTTTCTATATAAGATTTTTTATATATAAAATCAAATTGCCAAGTTTGAAATACATCTGTTTCAATTTTTATTTCTGTCATATTATCATTTACATATTTTAAATCTGTTACATAAGCATAATAATATTTATCTGAATAATCTACATTACAATATACACAATAGTTATAAAGTTCTACATTATCATAAACATAAGGGTATCTTATAATGTTATCTTTTCTTTGATATGTAAAATTGTCTAGAACTAAACCATTTAATGAATCAAAAAAGTTCTTTTGATCTTGCAAACTATTAAACGTTAATTGATGTTCTGGAGTTACATCTAAATGTACTAGTTTTACATATGTATCCGGATTTATTCTCATATTACACCTCTTTTAAATATAAAATAAGAGAATAGGGAAATTCCCTATTCCCTAAAGAAAAGGAGTTTTATTCTATAACAGTAACACCAACAACATCTTCATGTCCATTATTAGAAGCTGTAATAAATGATTCTCCTGCTCCTACACCAGTAATACGAACGTGTCTATCATCTATTTTTGTTACTGTAACAGCATTTTCATTTGAAGAACTAAATATTGTTGGAGTTGTAGCATTCGTTGGATTTACAATTATACCTAAAGTTTTTTGTTCTCCTAAAGCAATATCAAATGATCCACCATAACCATCATGATCATAAACTACAGTTTCAGCTCCAACATTAGGTAATTCTGTTGCAAAAACAACAGCATTTGCAAACAATGAATACTGGTACATTCTAACATCATTTAAGTAGAATTGCCATGTTCTATTATTTGCATTGTAAAATTCATCCATTGTAAGCTCCCTAGTCTTAATTCTAAACCATTTAGAATCGCATACAATACCTAGAATTTTACTTCCATCAAATACTTTTGTATCTCCATCATAAATGTCAAAATTATCAACATCTAAGATTCTTCCCATTAATGTGGTCTTATCCATATTGAAAGCATTTGCAAGAACTTCAACATCTAATTCTGTAGAAATATCAGCTCTTAAAAGAATTACTATGTCATTAGGGTTACACCATGTAACAATATCTCTTCCATATCCGCCAACTTTTCTCCAAGCATTATATTGTGTTGAAGGGAATTTAAACATCTTATAAAGATTTCTTGCTTTCTTTACAAAAGCTTTTGCAAGATCTGGAGTTGTAATTTCATCTACAACTTCAATTTGAACATTATTTCCCATGTAAGCACTTGCTACTAGATCTTTACTCATTCTATATCTATCAATATATGCTCCATTATATAAAGCATTAGTAATAGAATCAATGAATGCGTTTAAGTTCTCCCATGAAGTAAATGCGTCAACAATTTTAGCTCTTGTTACAGTTACAGGATATTGAATATCAGAGTTAACGTGCATATATTGAACTTTAACATCTGCTTCATATTTAGCAAGTAAACCTGCAAAATCATCAACATTAAATAATCTACCTTTAATAGGATTTGTATAAATTTCTTGTCCAATAGATCCTAGTGGAACTTGATCCCCTTCTAGAACTTGAAGAGGGTTATCAAATAACTTTGTTTCAATTTGTGTATACATAATTCTTTGTACTAACATATTGAAAAAGTCATTCATGATAGCTTGATTATCTAGTATAGGTTTAGCCCATACTTTAATATCTGTGTCTGGTCTAATTTGATCAATGTATTTTGCATAAACACGATCATCAGCAACAGCTGTTTCTAAAATACCATTTAGAGCTGTCTTTAAGCCTTCAGCGATCATAATATCATCTCCTTAAAATTATTTTATGAAGTTTCCATGTGAATCAAAACAACTTTTTGGATCAAAAATAGGTCTACCTTTATTCTCTTCTATGTTTTTAGGTTTATCTTCTTGTCCTACACCTACTTGTAATAGTAAATTTCCATTTACTCTTTGAAGTGTATCATTTCTCTTTTTTAGGTCTGCAATTTCTTTATCCTTACTCTCTATCTCTTTATTCATATTTTCATTATCTGTAAGTAAAACTGCAACATCATCTAAAACTAGACTCGAAGCTTCTTGTCCTATTTTGTCCATAATTGAAGTTACTTTTGAGTCAAACTCTTCTTTTTTCATTATATCAATTCCTTTCTTTATTGTAAATAATGCTTTTTCCAACATACTATCCTTCTACCTCTTCTATTACCACCACCTGTAAAAGGAGGTGGAACAGGTGGAATAGGCGGTATAGGTGGAGTAGGTGGAATTCCGCCCATATAGTCATACCATAGTCCCGCCATCATTTTTCTAGTATTAATATGATTAATAGATGGATCATATGATGGTCTTAACCTTCCTACCATAAATAGTATTGTTAATTTATCTAAACTAAAATTCATAGAGTTAGATTTAAACTGTGATGAAGTTATTCCTATCATATCAGAGGTTGCTCCAGATGAAGTATAGTTATTAATAAATGCACTTGTAGTGTACCATTCATTTACACTTGAAGTTCCTAGCTCTTTATCTATAACTTGTAATTGTACATCTCCAGAAGTATATGGAGAAAGTCCTAAAGTATTACAATGATTTTGAAGTACACTTACAGGAGTCCATTGTATAAGTCCATATCCTTGTCCACCTACTTCAGTTCTTACAGGCGACATACTACTTTCAGCTTCCATATTTCCTAGAATAGAAGCAATAGTTAAGTCTGAATAATTAAGACTTCTATAATATGCTATAATTATATCCGCATTATTTTCCATCTCTGAAACAGATAAAGCTCTATTTTCACTTATCCAAGACATAATTATTTCTCCTCACATATAGCTCTATATAACTTTAAGAATAAATGCTCAGAATAGATAAAGTTTTCTAAAAATACTACTGTCTTATCTTCTAAACCGTATTCTTTTTGTACTACTTTATGAATATCATCTTTTGTATCTTTTGGAAGTTTTTTAGCATTTATTCTTTTGTAAATTTTATCTATTAAGAAATTTCCGAACTTATAACAGCTCATGTATTGAATTGTTAAATCTTGTATACCAGTTTTTAATTTTATTTCTTGAATCTTTTTAATGTTATTTAGATATGCTATTAATTTATTGTATTCTATAAAACTTTCATTTAAATCTACATTTGTTCCAACACCTTCTACTTTACCTATTGAAGAGTATTGAAGCATTTGATATTTCTTTTTATCTATTTTATTAATTGCTTCTTTATCCCACCATGCAAGCCATTTATTGTATTTAGATATTGAATCTTCAGTTAGATAATGTGTAAAATAGTCTAGATTTGCGTAAATTATAGGATAGTAACCTGCATTTCCGATAATATCACAAGCTGTTTTACAGATATTACATAGTGCTTTATTATCTGGAAATCCAGCATTTTTCTTATATTTATCTGAATCTTCCATATCTATTGCAACAGGATATGATATATAATCTTTATAATCTTTAATAATATATAAAATAGAATCAGCTTCTTTTTTAGCTTCATTCTCATTTAGAGCATAAGAATAATAGTAGATTCCAAAAGGAATACCAGTCTTTATTAAGCCTTCTACATTTCTTTTAAACCTTTTATCCATAATTGCTCCGAGGGAAATTTCCATTACTAACTCTTGCTCCAAAACCTGCTCTTACCATTACAAAATCTACTTCATTCTTTAGTTTATTAAAATCTATAACTCCATTATGTTCAGATATATCAATACCTTTCATTATTTTTCCTCACTTTCTTTTAGCTCTTCAGTAAATTTATTGAAGATATTTTCTAATAGAGTTTGTAATCTTTTAGGAATAGGGAGTTTGCATTTTATCATATTCTTTAATATTGAAAGACTTTCAAAAATAATAAATAGTAAATTAAATAAACTTGCAATTCCTACAGATTCTAAATTAATAGCTTTTCTTACTTCATCTGGAATAAATCCGATTAAATTAAGTTCTAATATTACATCTATTAATGCAAAAAAGATTACAGATGTTAACATTCCTACTTTACGAATGATTCCATCAATTCCTATATTAGAATTTATCTTCTTTTGTTTTATAGCTCTTAATACTCCAAAAATAGTATCTAGAACTATACATATAGCTAATACTTTTAGTAAATCATTATTAAATAAAAAATCAAAATAACGCACAATGATCATCTCCTTCATGTTCATTGTACGTTACTTTTTAAAACTTTTCAATGTTCTTCTTTATCATATCATCTTTAATTGTAAATTCTGTTTCAACTAGCTTTACTCCACCTTTTACAGTCTTATATGTTAGTTTCCCCTTACAACTAAAGCCTGTCTTGAATGTATCCCATGTTACATATTGATAGCAACTTTCAGGCATTCCTGCACACGTTATCTTGACTTTATAATCTTTTTCTTTTTCATCATAAATATCTTCTAAATAACACTTTTGTCTTATAAATTTTGCTTTCCTAAATTTACTTTCTATCTTCCAGAATCCTAGTTTTACATCATCTATTTCACAAAATTTTAGTAAATCTTCAATAGGTAAAGTTGTATGGATAGAATCAGTATCACTATAGCAATATTTATCCTCTCCATAAGTTTTTATTGAATAGTCTTTTATCGCTTGAGATGTTCTAATTGTCTTTTCTCTAGCATAAGCTGTAATAAATGTTCCTGTAGGTATATATAAGCCCTTCTTATCTTCCTCATCTCCCATGATATATTTAACTATATCATCTTGCATATATGGAATTTTTTCTCTAGTAACTAGTGATGTAGCAAATTTACCGATAGAGTGCATTTAGCATTAGTTTAGCCATGCTTCTACGACCGTTTATTTCCAGATAAGGTTGATTCTATCTTTACTTTAGTCCATTTATCTATATAATCTGTAAATAAACCTTGCTTTCCTCTAAATTTATATCCTGCAATATATCTTACATTTTCTACATCATATTGTTCAAAAAATAATTTAAGATCTACAGAAGTTAAGACTAGCTCTACTATATCCCCTTCTATACTTTCTGAAGATTCCAGATATTCATTCCCTTTAAAGAAATATGAGTTTTTTATTTGTATTGTCGGAATTTTATTTTTCTTTAATCTAAATGAACACGTTAACATTTGAACATATAAAGGATAGACTTTATCTTCTTTATATTTACCATCAAAATATATAGGCTCTCCATAAGGTAAGACCTTCTCGTGCATACAATATGGATAAAGCGAGTTAACATCTAGAACTACACCTTCTCCTACTTCTTTTTCTTTATATTTAGGATTTAAATAAGTAAATCCACCTTTATATGATCTTCTAATATCACTATCTACATCTTTATCTAGATTTGGATAATAGTAACTAAATTTATTCTTATCCATCATCTCTTTATAATTTGAAAGAGCATTACTTCCTTGTGTCATTTTAGTAAGTTTTTCTTGAAAAAGCATATTAAGTGCTTTTGCAACTATGACTACATCATTTTTAATGTATTCTTTTTCTTCATCTGTTAATTTATAATTCTCTTTTGCTCTTACTTTATTGTAATCTATCTCTAATTTGGACTCTTCCAGATTAAAAGCTTTTGGTATTTTTCTTACAGGCATAGGTATTATTTTTAATGAATCATAAAATGTAACTTTTTTCACATATTTATTTTTCTTATGAAACCATATTTGTATCTGGTAAAATAAACCTGTATCAGATATTAAGCATGAAAAAGTTTTACTTTTAGCTTCTTTTCTATCCTTAATAAATGTATATCCATTTTCTAAACACCAGTTTAAAATGAAAGAGCCATCAAATTTGAGATTATGGAAATAAAAAGTGCTATTATCTGAATTTTCGCAAAACTTCATGAAGTCATCTAAAGAGTTTCCAATAATAATGTTCTTTTCATTTCCAATTTCACAAATTGCATAAGCCCATACAAAAGTTTCATCTTCAAGCCAAGTACACGTTTCAAAATCTGCTGTGTACTTTTTCACATTAATTATCTTCCCCTTTAGAATATGTTTTCTGTAACAGGTTCATATGTGTCATCTATATTTATTCCTAAATCTCTAGCAAAATTATTAAAGTCTACTTGTAGCATACGATTATCATAATGATCTTTAAAGTTATCAGATCCTTCTTTATCTTTATCTTTAATGAAGTCATAAAAGTCTTTTGGATCTATTGATTCTAACTTTTCTACAACTTCATCATAATTATCTAGATTTTGATAACCTTCTAACATTTTCATATAATTATCTTTATACTGCTTTGCTTTTCTATAATCGAACTCATCTGTTCCTCTTCTATATATTCTTTCTAGTAAATCCTGCTGTCTTTCATAATCTCTAGATTCTAATAGCATTTCTACATTACTTTTAGATAGATAGCTTTCAAGTTTAGATTTTTGAGCTGTACTAAATGTAGCTTTTACCATAGGTTTCCCTTGTTCATCAAGTAGTGGCTCTCCATAAATATCAAGTTGAGGCTTTGAAGTTTTTCTTATATCAGAAATTACTTTATTATACTCAATTTGAAGCTTCATTTGATTCCTTCTATCATATCTTTTAGCTGTCTGTAATTCCCAATTTGTAATCTTTACATTTGGATTTGATTCAGATGAAATCAATTTAAAAGCATTTTTATTCTTAATATTTTTCATTGTTGAAATTGCAAGCTCTAAATCTTTTCTAGAATGAATAGAAGATTTTACATCTTTATACTCTTTTAGTTTTGGACGAGCTTTTTCTGGAATACTATCTATATGCTTTTTTACTTCTTTATTAAAAGTATTAATAGCACTTCTTAATCTTGCTGTATCAGATCTTGTCCACTTTATCTTACTATATGAATATGAAGTTTTATCTGTTAATTTTTTAGCCATAATTACACCTCACTATTCAAACAAGTAATATATCCTAATATAAAACCAAAAAGAAAACTTACACATATACCTATTACCATTTTAACCTCTTTTCTATAACATTCTTAGCTCTACAAAAGGCATAGATGTTATCACTTCATTTGTCTTTTTGCTAGAATAGTCTATTACTTCTACTCTAAATCCTCTTTTTTCTATTCTACTATATAGTACAAAAGCAAAAAAGTTTGAATCAGTTATTACAGTATTGTATTTTGCTTCAAATTTTACTTTTTCTTGCTTAATAAATGCTTCATACTTCTTTATAAAGTTTTCTCTATAAAGTCTAGATGAAAAATAAAATTTATATCTTTCAACCTTATAGAAATATAACGATTCATCTAAATCTAAATAAATCCCTTTTGCTGTCATCATTTTTATCAACTCCTATTATAGTAGTTCAAATGATAATGCTTTGTTTCCATTCTTTCCTACTGCTTTTTTAATAATCTTAATATCTACACCATCTTTTAAATTAGAAGCTCCACCATATTGTCCTAAATATTTCAACATATCAAATGTAAATGTTTTACTTCCAGTTGCATATTGCTTTCCAGATTCATCAATTAAAATACATGAAACAGTTCTTTCAGATTCTCTAATAATTTCTCCGGTTTCCTCATCAATTACAGGCTGTTCTAGAGGCTTTTCAAATGTTCTAATTAATACATCTTTTACTCTAATTGATTCTCCAACAATATCATTTAGCATTGTCTTTCCTGTTGTTTCAAGATTAAATAAAGTCTTTGAATCTTTAATTGTTGATCTTGTTTCAACTTTTACTTTTGAATTGCTTACTGCACTAAAATCTAATACAGCATTTTCATTATTTTGTTTTACTTCTAGTTCATTATTTTCCATAATAAACTCCTCTCTCCTATTTAAAGCATAGGTACTTAATATTTATTATAAGCTTCTACCGAAAGTATTAAGAAGCATTATAACCTAGTTAAAATCTTTCTTTTCCTGAAGACTTTCTATCATTTTATCTACTATTCTGTTCTTTATTACATTAAATTCCTCTATATCTATATATTCTTTATCATAAAGCTTATTTAATAAGTCTAAATCATCTAGTAAATCTTCTAGTTCGTCTTTAATCATCTTTTAACAACTCCTCTATACCAGAATGTTTTTACGTTATCTTCCTGCATTTATTTATTGTCAGAAAGAAGTTCCTTTATACTATATTCTTCTCCGTTCTTCCAAAATTCGCATTTTGTAAAATCAGCCATACTGACTGGATAATACCAACCTTTTAGCTTTATAGGGTGTCTTTTACATTTCTTGTTTTTGCATTTTTTGTTTGAGCAAAATGTTATATCATAGCTCATTTTATTCTCCTTTCAGCAATTCAGCTATCTCATATTCTTCTCCGTTCTTTTATAAACTTAAATAAGTTTGGAAAAATTCCCTTTCCTTCTGTATGAAAAAATATAGCTCCATCAACTCTCATTAAACTTATACAATCTTCTCCAATATTCCTTAATATAACTTTTTCATCTTCTGTTAGTGTAGGTTTTGTTTCTTCTTTTTTCGCTGGTGCCTCAAAAAATTTTTTAAGTCCTAATATTAAAACACTTTTTTGTAATTCATTATCTGCATACATATTACTAAAATCACTTAATATGTCCTCAATATAAACATTTTCTTTTAAATATTTTTCTGCATTAGTCATTTTTATCTTCTCCTTCCAAAAACATTTATAAATTCATTTGTCATCTACATCATTTCCTCTCTATAATATTTAAGTAGTTCATCATTTACTAACTTTTTAGCTATCTTCCTTTTTTCCGTTGCTCTTATTCTTGCATATTCTACATTGTTTTTGATTTGATTATACTTTATCTCTTCTAGATATTTTCTTGTATGTCCTTTAAGCCATTCAGATATAATAATTGTCTTTTCCAATTTCTCACTTCCTTTTTCTATATCTTAATATTTAAATTTTTCATTGTCAACTTTTTTATAAACTTTTTCAAAAAAAGTTATTTATATGTAACATAATCGTAATATTGACAATTATTATGTTTATTTTATATAATAATTATAGCGAGGTATAATGTTTAATATTAAATGTAGCTTGAAACATTACCATAGTGAAGAGCTAGTTTTAAGCTTGTGAGGTGGTACTCCGTTTAATAACATTATTTCCTTGCTATTTTAATATTTTAAGAGGTGGTATTTTGGAATACTATAACTACGATAGAATCATTTCTTATAACTGTCCTGTAAATATCTTGATTCGGAGAACGTGGTGTTGGTAAGTCTTATGGAGCTAAAGATTATGTTATTAATAGATGGCTTAAAAAGAAGGAAAAATTCCTCTATTTAAGAAGATATGACAATGAGATAAAATCTCTTTTTGCTAAGGATTACTTTTTGGATATTAGATCTAAATTTCCAGATCATAAGCTTCTATCTGCTAATAAAAAATTCTATTGTGATAAAGAAATTTTTGGATATGCTAAAAGACTTACTGAAGCACAGGATCTTAAAAGTGCTTCTTTTGATGATGTTACTACAATTATCTTCGATGAATATGCTATTGAAAAAAATAAACGTTACTATCTTCCTAATGAAGGTATGATAATTGCGGGACTTTTAGACTCTGTTATTAGAAATCGTAACAATGTTAAAATCTTCTTTATTATGAATGCTGTCCAAGATATAGAATTTTGTCCTTTATTTACATTCTTCGGACTTACTCTTCCTTATAATAATGATATTAAACTATTTAAAGATAATTTGATTCTAGTTCAATATATGCGTAATATGAAGTTTAGGGAAGAGAGAAAACAAACTCTAATTCGGTAGACTTATGGAAGGTACACCTTACTCAGAATATGCTATTGATAATCAGATTTTAGGTAAAAACTCCGACTTTATAGAGAAAAAATCTGGAAGTGCTAGATTTGTTTTTGCAATTGTGTTTAAAGGTGCTACATATGGAATCTGGAATGATTTTTCTAAGCGGAAAAGTCTTTGTTTCATCTGACTATGAAAAGGGAACACGTTATATCTTCTCCATCACAAAAGAGGATAACAGACCTAATATAATGATGTTAAAAGCTCTTAAACAATATACGTTCTGGAAAACATTTGAGATGAACTTCATTCTTGCTAATGTGTATTATGAGTCCCAGAAGATAAAATCCGATTCACAAGAATTTTTTAGAATTATTAAGGCTTTTTAACATGAGAAAAAGAGGATATACTATAGTATATCCTCAAATTTTTCTGAAAATTCCTCTATTGTCTTACATTTCCATAATTCATAGTCAACAGCTTGAAATCCAAAATCAAAAAGAGAATATGTTTCATAATATTTGTCATCTTTAAAATACCATTCAGTTAGGAAATTAAAAAGCTTTTCTTTTTCCTCATCTATCATATTCTTTTTTAATTCATAATTTGCATAGTCTATTGCGTCCACAAATTGTAAATTACTCATAAAGTGAACATCAAACCTATAATCACTTAAAAGTTTTTGATAATCTTTAAATTTCATAATAATTTGCTCCCTTCTTTAATCTTGTAAAACTCCATAATCACTAAGTGCAAACATCAAAGCAACTATTTCTCTATCACTTGTAAAACCATCTTGTTTTAAAGTGCATAATGCAAACATATACTTTTTGAAATTTTCATCATGGAATAGTGCTTCATGCTCATTTTCATAAAATTCAAGTGCTTCTCTATATCCCGCTACATTGTCATCATGTTCATATAGGAATCCATAATTATTTTGATATGATTCGTAAATTTTCTTTATATCAAAAATATTTATGTCCTCATTAATTGTGATAATGTCCCCATTTGATAATAGCATAGCTTCTCATCTCCTTTCTTTTTAATAATAAAATATATGTTGTTGATTATCCAAACTTTCAAAATTGTATAAAATATAATAATTTATTCCTGTTTCAAAATGTTGGTTTTCCAAATCTTCACACCAACATTTAAAATCATATGTGTTAAATGTTCTTGAGTATTTTTTCAAAAATTTTTTAAATTCCCTTTTATATGCTCTCATGTTTTCAACTCCTTTCTATTATAAATTACATAATTACTTACTTTTGCAAGTTATCCTCAAATTTTGGATAGCTTGCAACGTGTAAATAATTATAAATATAAATGTCTAAAAATATTTGATATATTATCAGTGTAAAGATTCTTTTTAAAATTATTGTTTAAATTTTCTCTAATACTATCCAATTGCTTTTGCATTTCTTCCTTTTTTGCTAATGTTTCATTATATAAATTTAATAATCTAGTTGCTTCTTCTTCTACATTTTCAATATAATTTGGCAATTCGAATAAATATCTTGACTTTATTTCATTGTCTACAATATAAAAAGAATAATTATATTTTAACTTATCAATATTTATATTAAATACTTTTATGTCTTTATCATAACTACAATTGAAATATAAATAAAATCTATTGTAATATTCCTCGTTTGTATAATTGAAAATGTTTTCAATTTGCTTTCTAAAAGTGTTTTCAATTTCTTCTTTTCTTTTTTCTCCAATGTTTTTAGTTTCGTACTTTTTGTAAATATCTTTATAGATTTTCATTAATTCATTATGTATTGTTACACATAAATTATTTTTTATTATGTTTTCTTTAATTGTTAAATATAATTGATGTGTTGCAATTTCTTTGCATTTATTTTCATAATTTGAATAATTTAATTTTTCATAATAATATAATTTTTTAGAATTTTCTTGCTCCTTGTAAAGTAGTTCTTTTTCACTCCATATTTGTTTTAATTTTTCATAATCTTTCATTTTTATTCACTCCTTTTTGATATTTCAATTTTTTCATCTTCCAAAAGTCCTTGATACATAATCATTATAATTTTACTGTTTAACTTTGCTTTTGCTTCTGTTTCATTATCCGCAAAAATTATACTATCTAATAAAATACTTTTATCTTTTGCAAATATTTTTATCTCATAAAACATATACATTCTTTTCAACTCCTTTTCTTTATTTTGTTAATATTATTATATCATTATTGTAGAATAATTGCAAGCTTTTATATTAAATTTGTTTTATTATTTTTACTTATTTTATTTTATTTTATTTATAAGCTATTATTATAGAATTATTCTAGCGGGGAATTTGAGTAGGTGTTTCTTCCCATACACCC